GGACTTAGACCCCTTTGAGAATACTTTTCGTGTAATAATTCGTTATACCTTTGTAATCACTCAAACAATATAAAATGGCATACACTTTCGTAAACGGCAGAGATATAATTCTGCAAATTGACTGGGACAATAACGCTACCTTTCTCCCTGTTGCGTGTTTAACTTCTGTATCAATGGATGTAAAAAGAGATGCCATTGATGCTGATTCTAAATGTGGCGACCAACAATTGCCTGGTGATAGCGTGATGCAGACCATTTCGGTTAGCGGTAATGCAATCGACCAAACAGGCACAATCGATAAAGAAAGCTACGAGCGGTTGTATTCTTTGGTAGGAAGCAAAGCGGTTGTAGCTGCAAAGTTCGGCCCTGCATCACCTGTATCCGGAGACATCGTTTATACGGGTAATATCTTCGTTACCTCTATCAAACTTGATGCAAAGGATAAAGACTTGATGAAGTTCGATGCAGAATTTGGTGTACAAAGTGCGCCAATGACCCAAACTAAAACGTACTAATTTATGACACCATACGAACTACAGATTTCGGGGGGTGTTATTAAATTGGAATGGGGTACATGGGCGATGCACCGCTACTGCGAACTGAATGGAGATATTCCTATCAGCAAGTTGTTAAGCCTATACAACGGTGAGGTGTTTTCCTTCAAGCATATTATAACAATGGTACAGGCAGCAAGTGAGAGCGCAGGGCAAGTGATAGATGATAGGACTGCTGCAAGGTACATAGATGAAGCGGGCGGGGCGAATGGTAAGGCGGTGAATGAGTTTATCCACTACACTATAAAGTGCATGACTCCAGATGTACCAACGGATGAAAAGCCTGTAGAAGAAAAAAAAAGTTAAGGGAAAAGACTTGGGATGAGATTATAGTTCTCGCCATTGAAGCAGGCCTAAGTATAGAAGTATTTTGGCGGCTTACATGGCGGGAATTTCTTTTATACAGGAAAGGATACGAAGCGAAGCAGTTAGCCGAATGGCAGCGTACACGAATGATAGCGTATATCATTTATTGCACGAACACCGAAAGCGGCAAGCGAAAGGATATACAAGAGTTCTTACCTTTGTCAACAGATGAAATACCGGATCGGGGCGAAAGATTAACAACAGAGCAGTTTATCGAAAACATGAAGAAACTTTCACAAGCAATATAAGATGGCAGTTCAGACCTTACAGATTACACTAACCGCTAACAACCAACAGGCACTTGCTGCTTTACAACAAACCGTTACATCATTAAACGGGGTATCGGCAGCAGCAGGTAGGGCAGGTGGTGCAACTGGGAGGATGGGCAGAGATTTCACCGGACTATCACGGGTTATTCAGGATTTACCGTATGGATTTAATGCCATTGCAAATAACTTAACAAACATCCTCCCCGCTGCCGGGGCGTTGGGATTAGGTATTTCAGCACTTGTTGCAGGGTTGCAGTTTGCTCAATTAGGGTTCGGGGCGTGGACAAGAGGATTAAGTGGTACAAAAGAAGCGACCGAAGCAGCAAAAAAAGCAAATGATGAATATGCAGCAAGTTTAGCAAAGGAACAGGTATCATTAAGTGTATTATATACTACTGCAACAAATGCAAATTTGCCATTATCGGCAAGAAACGCAGCCGTAAAAGAGTTGATGGATAATTTTGGAGAATATTTTGCAGGATATTCTAAAGAATCAATAATGCTTGGTCAAGCAGGCGATGCGTATAAGAAATTGTCTGCTGCCATTATAATGGTTGCAAAAGCAAAGGCTGCTCAAAATTTAATGACTGAAAAGCAGACTGAATTATTTAAGTTAGAAAAGGAAGAAGCAGATGCAGTAACGCAGTCAAATTTAGATTTAAATGCAATTAGCGAAGGCAAACAAGTTAAAGGGCAATTTTATATACCTAATAAAATAGGTAAAGCAGCAGCAAGAGAAAATGTAAATGAGCAATTATTAAAAACAATAACTGAAAGCGTAGCAAAAAGAACTGCAATCCAAAAAGAAATTGATGATTTAAATAAAAAAGTACAAGAAAATACTATTGCACCATTTAAAGAAGATAAGACAGGGGCAACCGGAGCAGTTGAAAAAATCAACGGTGCATTAGAAAACTACATGAATAATCTCAATGCGATTCTTCCATTGTTAGAAAGATTTAACGCTCAAAATGATAGGCTAAACTTCGGGCAGAAAGGCGGGCAACAAACTGAAATGCTTGCCCCACAACGTAACACAGGCACACAGGATTTACAGAATTTACAATTACAAGTAACTGCTAACAATACGCTTAACAATGCACTTGCCGTAAGGAATTCGGAACAGATGAAGTACGAAGAGCAATTAAGAGAATCGCAAGCGGCTGCACTTACAAATAATTTAATGAATAGCGTAACCGGGTTATTTACTGCTATGCAAAACGGGGCAAGTTTAGGCGAAGCATTTGGTAATATGTTTAAGCAAATTGCTATTGACATTGCAAAGGCAGCAGTTCAAGCGGCTATATTCCAAGCGATACTTATGGCATTGCCAGGTGGCGGGGGCGGTTTGTCGTTCGGGCAAGGCTTTACAGGCGTATTCAAGAAACTCCTCGGCTTCTCCGAAGGCGGTACCGTATCCGGCCCCCAATCCGGTTACCCTGTAATGTTACACGGTACAGAGCATATTGTACGCCCCGACCAAATGAAACAAATCATTGCATCGGCATCGCAGATGGGGGGGAGTAATAGCAGCAGGGTAATGGTAGAGGGTATAATTAGGGGTAACGATATATTCCTTTCACAACAAAGAACGGGTACATTCCGCTCACTTACAACGTAATAACATGCCTTGTAAAAAAGTAGTAATTGATGTAATTGCAGGTGACCTTACCGCCTCGGATGATGGATTCGTTTATATTAGTTTCGTTGATTGCTCCGGTAACGATGTTGTGGTGGGCTACAACACCGCAAAATTAGATTTTGATACTGGGTATTGCATGGATATAGACCGTGATTACACGGCTGAAATATACGTAGGTGGCATACCTACTGCACCGCCTTACAATAGCCGGGTTACGGAGGGCGATACCTGTACCGAATCCAATCCGGTAGAAATACCCCCGGCAGTAGTACCACCTGCATACGGAAAGAAATACACCCTATCAGCAGTAGGCAAATCTGGGCATACTTTCACGGCTGAAATATGGGAGAAACTATACACAGGGGCAACATACCCCATTAACACTTCACTCAATCCGTTTGTGCTTGATTGCCTTGCCTCTAACGATGACCCATTCCAGCCAATATTACCAACTACATTTACAATACGGGCAGACTTCACAAACTTTACAGGCCCTTTCCCTGACTTCCTATCTACAGATGATAGAAAATACTTTGTTAAATTTTATGCAAGTGGTACAACCTATTTGTTGTGGAATGGCTTTATATTAATGGATACTATTTCGCTGCCATTTACAACAGGGAGTACAATCATTGATATTATTTGTGTAGATGCAATCGGGCAATTAAAATCGGTTACCTACCTACCCGGTGTACCGCTTCTGACAAGTACAGAAAGTATTGTTAAAACAATAAACAATTGCCTTGCCTATTTATTATATCCGGGCGGCTACAAAGTAAACTTTGCCGTTAATTACTACACATCGCAGCTATCAGATGCAACAAGCGCTCTTCGGCAGATATACGTTACTCAATGTAACTGGCAAACAGGCTCGGAGGCTTATCTAACCTGTTATGAGATTATAGAAATTATTTGTACGGCATTTGGAGCGCAAATATATCAGTCGGGCGGTGAGTGGTGGATAACCTCAGTAAACGAAAGGGCAAGTAATACGATACGGGTATTCCAAACGGATCAAGATACTTCGGCCGATGTTGCCTATACAAAAACATTGAACTACACAATTCAGCCATACCAAAGTGATACGCTGACTCCGTTCTATTTTGTAAACAATTCACAAACGAAAATACTATCAAAGGGATTTCCGATAGTAGAGGTTAGCGGGGATATTGATTACAATTATAACAAACTTATTAACGGAGATTTTAGTAAGCTAAGTAACATTGCAGGTAACGCCCCGAATGGTACACCGGATAACTGGACTACAACAATCGGTACAAGTGGTTCGGTAAACATTCAAACAACTAATGGAGTTAGCGGATTGTTTTTAGATGGAGGTACTACTAATACGGTGCTTGTATCTACTCCTGTACTGATAGACGAATACGATAAAGTTAGTTTGTCATTTGATGGGTACGGTGGAACGGGAGGTGCTACATTTTTGCACATAGAAATAAAGATTGATGTAGGGGGTGGCAACTTTTACAAGTACACGAAAGCAGCAGGGGCAGACCCTGAATGGTTGTACAATCCATCTACATCAGCCGGGGCTTATAGGTATGAAGTGGGAGATATTGTTAACCCTCAAAGAATAACTATTGATTCAAGCGGTGCGCCTGCATCGGGAACATTAGAGATTACGTTTAGAGTAGGTACACAAATAGGCGGGGCGCATACAGAAGGATTCTTTGGTAATGCACGGTTAACTTATACATCGCAGTATTCTAAATACACTTTCCAAAATGTTAACACAAGTTCACCTTATAAAAAAGAGGTAAATGTTAAGTTAGGAAATTATACCGTAATATCAAGTATTGTTTCACGTACTCAATCTCAATCGTTACTAACCACATCTAATAACGGGTTACTTAACTGGACTCGTTACGGGGATAGTAGTGTTACTTATAGCACACTTGCAATTCTTTTGTTATCGCAGTATTACAACATATTCAGTAAGCCCCGTGTTAATATGTCTTTTACGCAGTACAATGTTTACAATCAGGCGGGGGATTATTTTATCGGGTTAGTTAATAACTTTGCAATTACAGACCCATCGGGAACAATATCAATAAACGCATTTAAGTATATTTTGGGTGCATGTACCATTGATTACGTTAACAATACAATAAGTGGTACTGCGTTACAAATTGCTAACACAAATTTAACTTTTAGTATAAAGCAAACTTTAACACCTAACAGATGACACCCGTAACCGGCCAAAAGCTAAACATATATCGATACAACTCAATCGCAATGACTGACACGTTAATTGCGTGTGCAAGGAATTGCACTTTCAGCGTGAACGTAAATGAGATGGAAACCACAGGTATTGCCTCCGCATGGTTCAAAGAATCACGCCCGGATGTAGCATCGTGGAGTATATCCTGCGATGGGTTGGTTGTGTTAGATGACTATTCGTACCTGTTTATGCTGAATAGCCAACTTGCCAGGGAGATAGTATCTTTCAAGTTCGTGATTGATAACGGTACCGCCGGAGGGTTGGTTATTGTATCGGGGTTAGTATGGCTGCAATCAATCTCATTACAGGGCAATAATAAAGACATTAGCACCTATCAGGTAAGTTATCAAGGTACAGGGGCGTATAGCTTAGCAGGCACAACCATAACGCCTACAGGGGTTGTTATTAGCGGAACTACTACACAGGTATTACAATACACTGCCGGGGGCGGGGAAACTTCTATCGTTATACCGGGTGGGGCGGGAAAGACTATGCTCTATGGTAGCCGTGGCGGTACATCGTTTGAAACTATTGTTTATTCGGGTACACCGGGTACAGGGGCAAAGTGGACTATTGGAAGTGGTACGCTCGAAGTAGATGCCGGAGTGCCATTCTTTACAGGTGAGAAAATTATTATTTTAGTTCAATAAACCTATACTATGTTACAAAGATTATTATTAATTACCCTTACTTTATGTTCGCTATCTGCATCCGCACAATGGCAACAAACGGGTAGTAAGGTGCGTTACGTTAATGGGTTGGGTATTCCTACTAAGGATACCGCCGCCGGGGTGAGTGCTGATAGTTCGCAAATACTGATAAGGCCGGCTGATTCATCTCTGTATATTAAGTACAAGCGGACTTGGGTGAAGGTTGGTGCAGGGGGAGGTGGAACCATTGGGGGGAGTGGTACTATTAACAGAGTGCCCAAGTTCACGGCAGGTACTACTATTGGTAATTCATCCATTGTGGATTCGGCTTCTGCGGTGGCTATGACTATTAATCCATCGGGTAATGTGGGGATTGGAACTACTGCACCTACTAATGGAAACCTGCAACTTTATTCTGCATCAGGAACTAATCAAATTATACAAGATGCAGGAACTTTACAACGTTTTGTAGCGCAAGGCGGTATAAATTATATACTTTCAGGAACGGATTTAACATCAGGTAGTTCTGCACCTTTGGTTTTTGGAAATATAGGAGTAGCAAGTGAATGGATGCGGATAACATCAGCAGGAAATGTAGGTATAGGTTACACCGCCCCCGCTTCTAAATTAGCCGTATCCGGCACAACCCTAATCAACACCAACACCGATAATGGAGTTGATAAATTACAGGTGAGTGGTAACACAATATCCACAAGATATAAGGTAAATACAAGTGGACAGACTACTGAAATAAATAATTATTATAACGGAGGGACAGGTAGAAATATTTGGATTGGTGGCGGGGGAACAAGTAGTAATTCATCTGCTTCGGGGAATTTAGGTATAGGTGATAATGCTTTGTTGTCAACAACATCTGGTTTTTTTAATACTGCTATTGGTGCGAGTGCCTTGCAATTACATACTTCCGGAGATAGAAATATGGCTATTGGATTTGAAGCATTGTATTCTACAACATCCGGAACACGAAATGTTGGTATAGGTGCTAATGCTTTAGGAACAAATAGTACAGGTTCTAATAATATGGCTATTGGTACGGCTGCATTATTGCTTTCTACAACAGCAGGAGATAATTGTGCAATAGGTTCAGATGCTTTGCGAGAAATAACAACAGGGGCAAATAACGTAGCTATCGGAACAGATGCAGGTAGAAGAATAAGCGGAGGTAGTGCTAACCAAACATCATTACAATCTATTTACATCGGCCAAGATACCCGCTCATCTGCCAACGGGAATACAAATGAAATGGTATTCGGTCATACCGCAATAGGGCAAGGCAGCAACACCGTAACACTCGGTAATTCATCTATCACAAAGACTTTCCTACGTGGTAACACAATGGTTAATACCACTACCGATAACGGAGTTGATGAATTACAGGTACAAGGTTCTATATCCGGCATCGGATTCAAACAAGCCTACGTTACCAAAACCGGAGCATACACCGCCACTAATGATGACTATGTTATTGATTGCACATCTGGTACATTCACCGTAACGCTCCCTGCATCATCGGGTCGCACAGGTAGAATACTAATCATAAAGAATAGTGGAGCGGGTACCATAACCGTTGATGGTAACGCATCCGAAACCATTGATGGTGCTGCTACCTATTCACTTGCAGTACAATACGCCACAGTACAAATTATCTCGGATGGTACCAACTGGAAAATTATCTCTAAATTCTAATACCTTTGTAATATGATAACAGCAATCGCCCTTTCAATCGCACTAACTACAACCGCACCCGTGCAAGTGCAAACGCAAACGGATACTATTCCACACTCAATACAAATTAAAGATGTTGAGTCCAACAAGTTTACAAAAGATACCACTTCGCAAATAACGTGGAGTATATTCGGACTCACAGGAGATAGTGATGCCGGATGTACGGCATACGTGGTAGCCTATGACAAGAAAGGCCGTAAAGTAATGGATGCAAACATACCAATACCGCCTTCTATTTTAGAACAATGGGGTAACTATGCAAAACTTATAGATAATTATATCATCTCATTGTATAAAGTTCAAAAAAAGAAATAATGGAGCAGCACGTAGATAGCACATCGGTAAAGGGGTTACTATTCACAATGGGTTTATGGATGTTAGCACACGTTACCGCCTCGCAGGTGGCTACCTACTGCACAATACTATCGGCAATCGTTACTATAATCGTAAACATACAAAAGTTTAAAAATGGCAAAGACAAGCATAGGACTGACTAACGTAAACTCACCCGCTCCGAAATGGTATCGCAAATCAAAGAGAATTATTGGGTTGTTATCCGGCCCTACCGTGTTGGCGGTATTTCAGATATTCAAACTAACTGACCACCAAATGGCAAGCGTGGCAACGGTAATAGCTTTCCTTCCTACATTATTAGAGGTATTTTCCGCAATACTTGCAAACGGTGAACAATATGCAGCTATCGATGAAAAGTCCGAATAATTCGGACAGTTGGGTAAAGTGGTGGTTACTTGCGATGGCTTTGCTATTCGTGCTGATTATGACATCATGCAATAGTGTAAAGAAATCGCAAACCACTACGCAGGAACAAACGCTCACTATCTATGTACGTGATACGGTACACGTTAAAGTGATAGACACATCTCGCATCGTAACCGAATTACAGGAATTTAATACAAAGACTATTGAGTTATACGATACCGTGTATAAAGATGTGCCTGTACTTCGCCAACGGATAATATACGAGAACGTAAAGCAGCAACGCACCGAATCACAGGCAGGTATCACAAAGGATAGCGTATCGGGCAGCGTGAGTAATACGCAGGCACTTAGCAAGGTAGAATCAACAAGCACTAAGAAATCAAACAGAATACCATTTATCGGAATTATAATCGGAGGTATTGTAATAATTATAATCTATGGCATCCGTAAAACCTATCGTTTCTTTAATTGAGTATAAGGCGATGTTTGATTCGATGCAAGTCGATGAAGATAAAGCAGCCGAAATAGCAAAAGCCGTTGCACTAATCAATAAAGGCAAGCAGCGTTACTTATCCGTTACTGCAAAACTGAATCTCAAATGCCCGTGGTATGCTCTGGGCATAGTTCACTACCTCGAAGGCAGTTGCAATTTCTCAAAGCATATTCACAATGGCGATCCGTTAACCGCTCGCACCTGGCAAGTACCTGCAGGCCGGCCATTACTACCGCCACAATTCGGTAAGTCCTACACTTGGGAGGAATCAGCAGAAGATTGGTTCCGCTTAAAGAATTGGCACAAATGGCAAGATTGGGGGGTGCAGGATATGCTTTACCGATTCGAGGCTAATAACGGATTTGGGTATCGCAAGCGGTCGGTTGCTACTCCTTACCTATGGAGTTACTCTGACCATTACGACAAAGGCAAGTTCGTAGCGGATGGAAAATACAATCCCGAAGCCGTGAGTAAGCAAGTCGGGGCGGCAATTTTGCTTAAGGAATTGATGTAATTTTACACTACAATTATAAATCATGGCAGTATTTAACAAATTCGATTCGTTTGTGGAAGCGGTAGCGGAGAAGGTGCATAACCTCGGCTCTGACCAACTAACCATAGCACTCACCAATACTGCCCCGGTGGCAGGTAATAGCCTACTTGCAAATATTACGGAGATTACCTATACCAACCTTTCGACACGTAACCTTACCACTACCGCATCTTCGCAGACCGCAGGGCTTTATAAATTGGTAGTATCGGACACTACCCTTACATCTACAGGCGGTAGCACAGGCCCATTCAGGTACGTGGTAGTGTACAACTCTACGGCAGCAGGTGGGCCGCTTATTGGGTTTTTTGATTATGGTAGTAGCATTACCCTGCTTTCCGGTGAATCTTTAACGGTTGATTTTGACCAAGTTAATGGACTCTTAACTATTCAATAATGGCAGATAACGTAGGATATACACCGGGGAGCGGTGCAACAATCGCAGCAGATGATATAGGGGGTATCCTGTTTCAAAGGGTGAAGCCTACATGGGGTTCAGATGGAGTTGCTAACGATGTAAACGTAACTACCCCTCTACCTGTAACTGGCGCACAAGAATTAATGGAAGCTATTGAAGCGATGCGGATGGCTATACACACACTAACACGTACTATCGGACTTGCACAGGTTAACCCGCTCACAGGGCGTATGCTTGTTGACCCATCGGGGGTTACTTCGCCTGTATCCGGTACGGTATCTGCCAACCAATCAGGTACCTGGAACATTACCAACCTTGCCACAATTGGCGGTGTGGCTGCTAACTCACAGGTACAATCATTTGAGAGAATGACTGCCGATAATTTAAGAAGAAATATAAACGTAACATAATGGCAACTACCAACGGTAATAGACAGATACTTGATTTAAAAAGATGGGAGCAAGTAACCCCGGCACCTGTAGCATCAGCAGCAGGTGCAATGATTGCATCTTCCCGGCATTTTAAGCAAAATCAGTTGTACGTGCAGGGTACTGCAACTGCATACCTATACAACCCGAATGATGATGGATGGGTACAACTTCCTTCGCCTGCGCTTGCAGGTACTTTGGCAGCAGGGGCGGCAGGTACCGCCGGGGCATGGTCAACAGGTACAACGATTGCCGCATCGCTGACCGCAACGGCAGGTACTACCTCTACAATTACAACGAACCAAACTATAGCCCGTTCACTTGCGGGGTATTCAATAC